ATTTATCACGCTACCATTGCTACAAGTGGCAGTATCTTTAGTGTTACAGGTACAACGCCTAGTTTTAGTGCTACTAATATCACTGAACCAATAGTCAGATTACCTGCTAGTATGCATAACACTTTTGCAGTAGAGGTAGAAAGTTCTAATGTGGTACATGAGGTTGCTATAGGGGATAACCTAGATGAACTAAGGAGTGTTTGATGGGTACCAAAGGTGCAAAAGTTCCTGCTATAAAAAATATACCCCCTAAGACTGAGCGAGAACTAAAGATAGCACTTGATACTATAAAAGAAGCGTTAGAAATTAGACTAGGACAACGTGGTGATCCCTTAGATAGAGCGGTAACTCTACGTGAGTTACAAGACGCCAACATAGTAAAGGTGGGAAATACAGCAGTTGGTGCAACAGACGGGATAAAACCACCAGACGAAGACCCAGGAGATCTTACAATACCACCTGCACCAACAGGTCTGACAGCAAATGGGGCTTTTACTAGCATCGTACTTAAATGGAATAACCCATCTTATGGCAACCATGCTTTTACAGAAGTATGGAGATCGCAAGATAATGCTCTTGGTGGAGCAGAATTAGTATCCACTGCTGGTGGTCAAATATATACAGAAGAAGTTGGATATAACCAAACTTATTTTTATTGGGTAAGGTTTGTAAGTGTCGCTAACGTACCTGGACCGTGGAACGATACTGAAGGTACGTCTGCAGCAACTGCGGTAGATGTAGGCGCAGTTCTAACTACCCTTAACGAAAACTTAAGTAACTTACCTGGGTATGACACACTTACAGGACTAATATCTGCAGCAAATGCAGAGGGTGCAGAAGCTGCTAGAGTAATTAAAAGTAGCAGTGCTCCTACCACAAGAGCAGATGGTTCTGCTATACAACCAAACGATATATGGTATGACACAGATGATGGGCAAGTGCATACACGTAATAGTTCTAACAATGCTTGGGTAGCGGCTAGAGATGCTACGTTAGTTACCTTGTTTGGTAGTACTAGCTTTACTGGTAGTACTTTAAGTGGCGCTATGGCCACAGCACAAGGCGATATCGTCACAGTTACAAATGCTCAAAGTGCAACCGCCACTAATGTAACAAACCTAACAGCAAAGGTAGATACAAAAAATCAAACTTTTATACAAGATAACGCCCCTGCAGATAATACTACTAATGACCTACAAGATGGCGACCTTTGGATAGACTCTAACGACGATAATAAACTGTATAGATGGAATAACACTAGTAGCTCGTGGGTTGTTGTTCGAGATACTAGCAACGACGGTAAAGCCACAGTATTTACACAGGACAATGTGCCCACCTCAGGTGTTAAGAAGGGAGATATCTGGTTCGACACTGACGACAGTAACAAACAATATCGTGCAGACTCCGATGGTTCAGATCAGGTTGCGACCGGAGAGTGGGAGGTGGTGCGTGACGTCATCTCTCAAGCTGGTATTGCTACTAATGCTACAGCTATAGCCGATGAGACGTCTGCTAGAACTTCAGCTATAAATAGTTTAACAGCAACTGTAAACAGTAACACTGCTAGTATTAATACGAATACTACTGCTATCGCTACAGAAACGTCTGCTAGAACTTCAGCTATAAGTAGTTTAACAGCAACTGTAAACAGTAATACTGCTAGCATTAATACCAATAGTACAGCCATATCCGATGAAACATCTGCTAGAACTACAGCAATAAATAATTTATCAGCTACTGTAGATAAAAAGAATCAGACTTTTATACAGGACAATGCACCTGCTAATGATGCTACTAATGATTTAAAAGATGGCGACCTTTGGATAGATTCTAACGACGATAATAAACTGTATCGGTGGGACGGTGTTAATTCACCTAATGCATGGGATGTTGTTAGAGATACTTCTAATGATGGCAAAGCCACTGTGTTTACACAAGACGACATACCAACATCGGGTGTAAAAAAAGGAGACATCTGGTTTGATACTGACGACAGCAACAAACAGTATCGTGCAGCTGCTGACGGAGCAGATCAAGTTACGTCCGGCGAGTGGGAAGTAGTACGTGATGTTTTAACACAAGCAGGTGTAACTACAGTATCAAATGCAATAGCAAACGGTACAGCTGCAGAAGCTGGGTATGGTGTAGCAGTAAACGCTAATGGTGCGGTGGCAGGTATGTACATTATGGCTCAGAGTGATGGCACACTACAAAACAATAGCTCTACCACAAGCATAGTATTTGAAGCAGACCAGGTAGTTATACGTAATCCACACGGCACTAATGTAGCGCCTTTTATTGTGCTTGCAAGCGCAGATTCAGATGGCAACCCAGCAGGCGTATATATAGATACAGCTTTTATAAAGAACGCTGCTATTACAGCTGCACAAATAGGTAGTTTAAGTGCCGACTTGGTCAATGCAGTTGCAATTGATGCAGGTTCTATAACAACAGGTACGTTGTCCACTGGTGTGTTAGATGCTTCAGTTATAAGGTCTACAAATTTATCTACTGCTGGTGAAACAACCATCAACGGAGACAATATAACCACAGGTACAATTGACGCTTCTGTGTTAGATGCAGATGTTATAGTGTCCTCGGACTTAGGTGCAAGTGGGTCAACCGTGATCGACGGTTCACGTATCACAACTGGTCAGATAGATGCAGCCCGTATTAATGTTACCGACCTTGTACTACCTATTGGCCATAACAAAGTAACTGGTACGGCGATTGGTAATTTTAATCATAACTCAATGACCGTTAGAGAAGTGGGTTCTATAGGTACTCTACCTGGCATATACGATGGTTACGTTAGGATCACAGGTAGCGATACACAAGTAAAAACCCTAAGTTTCTTTATAGGAGATGGCACCTTTGGCAATGGGTCTGAGATAGACAGCTCGGCTGGTACCTATAACAATGCACCTAATTCACAAAACTTACCCATGGCTGATGTAGGCGGCGTGCAATACCATTCTAATAGAGCAGAAGCTTGGGCAGGCATAGCTAGATTCCAAACAGCACAAGCCACAGCTCAGTTAGCTGTTACTTTTAGAAAAAGAAGTAATACAGATAGAACTGCTAAGCTATATATCCTAGCTCAAGGTGACGGCGGAGCAAGAGCTTTAGAAAGTGTTGAGTATGCGTTTACACGTTTAGCTGTTAACGAACCAGTGCCATTTACTTTTAATGCACAAACTAACAGGCCATTAAATACAGTTACAACTTCTAATACTATTACACTTACAGGTGCTGGTTTTACAGGCGGTACTGCTACACTTACAGGAGATTCTTCAGCACAATTTAAGAAAAACAGTGGTAGCTATCAGACAGGTAACTTTACTGTAGAGTCAGGAGATACTATTACTGTACAAGTAACAAGTTCTTCAAGTCAGACCACAACAGTCAGTGCTACCGTAACAGTAAGAAATGTTTCAGCTACCTTCAGTGTTACAACATTTACTGCAGGTACCCCACCAGGTTCACCACCACCTGGTTCACCACCACCATCAGGCCCAGGAGGAGGACCTTTACCAGAATAATGGCGATGCATAATTTTAACTATACTTACGAATTCGTAGAATGCGAAACGGTGCCTCGTTCCGCTGTAGATTCTACACCTTTAGTTTCTGCTGTAACTATAAAAGTAACAGCAGTAGATCAAGCAGACAATAGTAAAACAATATCTTCTAACGAAATGAAATCTTTAGATTATTTTTATTTACAAGATGCAGATTTGCCTGGCAGTTTTATACCTTTGGCAAGTGTAACAAATCAAAACATGATCGATTGGTACAAAGATGGTATAACCAGTGACGACATGGACGTATACTTTACTCATAAGTTGTACGGACATGCAGAGTTAGCTGAAACATGATAATATAAGATATGGCATATAAAAGAAAAAGGACTAAAAGAAAGCCAGTTAAAAAGAAAGCTTTGACTAAGAGGCAGGAGGCTACTATGAAGCGTCATTCAAAACACCACACTGCTAAACATATGAAATATATGAAAAGGCGTATGCTTATGGGCGATACTTTTACAAAAGCACATAAGGCCGCGCAAAAAGCAGTGGGTAAATAATGTACGAATATAAGTGTGAGATAACTAGAGTTGTAGACGGCGACACAGTCGACGCTGAAATAGATCTAGGTTTTGACATTGTTTACAAATCCCGTGTCAGACTATACGGAATCGATACCCCAGAATCACGAACATCAAATAAAGACGAAAAAGCAAGAGGTAAACTAGCAGCAAAGTTTTTATCCGACAGTATTCTTCATGCTGACAATATAGTAATTCAAACAAAACTAGATAAGAAAGGTAAGTTTGGTAGAGTGCTAGGTGTCATCGTCGCAGATGATGTAGACTTAAACCAAGCCTTGGTAGACAACTACCATGCTGTACCATACACAGGACAGAGTAAAACCTTAACTGCACAAATGCATCAAAAGAATAAAGAAAAACTATTGGAGCTTGGCAAATATGAAGAAGTTACTGGGTAACATAATAGGGAGCGTAGCTCCGACATTAGGCACCGCATTAGGTGGGCCATTAGGTGGTATGGCAGGAGATGTCATATCAAAAATCTTAGGGGTAGATAACAACCCTGCATCATTAGAAAAAGCAATTGCAACTGCTACACCTGAACAGTTAATGGAAATTAAAAAAGCAGAGAAAGAGTTCGAAGCTAAAATGAAAGAGCTTGACGTAGATCTGTACAAGTTAGAAACACAAGAAAAACAAGATGCACGAAAGACTTTTAGTAAAGACTGGACTGCTAGAATAATTGGTATAGCTATGGTTGGTGGTTTCCTTGGCTATATCTTTCTCGTTACTCTCCAACCACCAGAGCAAAATAGTGAGGCCCTGATTAATTTGGTTCTAGGCTACCTTGGTGGTCTAGCGTCTGCAGTCATATCATTCTACTTCGGGGCCTCCCATAAAGAGTAATGGAATCAGCTGTAACCCTAATACAAGAAGTTGGGTTTCCTATTGCAGCAGCCCTAGGCTTAGGGTGGTTTATCTACAAACTAATTATGCGTATTGTTGATGGCATGGAAACAAAGTTAGACGTTGTAGATGAAAAAGTTGCAGAACAAGTTGCAGCTATGGAAGAAAGGTTAGGAAGCAAACTTGACTCACAGCATGGTATTTTAGTAGCATTAATAGATAGAGTACGTAGTTTGGACAATGAAATCATTAGACAAGATACGTTAATTAAAACCATTTTAGGAGTGCCGCAGCTAATTGATAGCAACAAGATAGCTAAAGCAGATAGAGATGACCAAAGGAAAGATTAGTTTATTATTAGTTTTATGTCTTTCTGTAAATGCAGACAAGATGACACACCAATTTAAATCCCCTTCTTTTAGCGGGATAGGAACTTCTTCACACTATTTAACTATTGAGAACCAAGAGTTTAATAGAAAAGAAGCAAACAAAGCTGAACTTAAAGCATATAAAGAACAGCTTAAAAGGGACGCCGAAAACACTACCCTAGCTAGGTTTATTAGAAACTTAGAGTCTAGGATATATGCACAGCTAAGTAGACAACTAGTAGATGCTTTGTTCGGTGAGAACCCAAGCACTAGTGGGATACTAGAGCTTATGGGTAACACCATTGAGTATTCTGTAAGTGAAGACGGCACAATGATAACACTTAAGATTACAGATGCAGAGGGCAATGTCACCGAGATTACTGTGCCTATCGGTTCTTTTACTTTCTAGTTGCGTCAGTCTTTTATTTGACCCCATAGAAAATAACATAGCGCCAGATAGAAAAATAGAGCTAGCTAGTATAGAAGAACTAGTTATATCTGATCTTGCCAACGTCCGTACACCTACCAGAAAACCTACCGTTGCAGTGTACGCAACAGCATTTACAGATCAAACAGGGCAAAGATTGAGCAACTCTATGTATGCTAGTTTTTCTACAGCTGTAACTCAAAGTCCTAGCGCGTACTTAATTAAAGCACTAAAAGACGCAGGTAAAAATAACAACGGTTTCTTCACAGTAGTGGAGCGTATAGGGATTGACAACCTAACAAAAGAAAGACAGATCATACGTAGCGGCAGAGAGCAGAATAATGACAGCGCTAAGCTGGGCACACTATTATTTGCTGGCCTTTTGATAGAAGGTTCTGTCGTGTCGTACGAAGCGAACGAGACCAGCGGTGGCGCGGGTGCTCGTTATTTAGGTATTGGTATATCTAAGGCCTACAGAACTGATACTTTGACGATACAGCTACGTCTTATATCAGTGACGAGTGGTCAAGTGTTAGTTGAGAAACTAGTCACGAAGACAATTCTTAGTGTATCATTAACAGACGACGTGTTTCGTTTTATCGAAGATGGCACTGAGCTAGTAGAGATAGAAAGTGGCGTAGTTAGAAATGAGTCTGGAGGACTTGCTTTGCGCTCTGCTATAGAAACCGCCGTGTTAGGAATTATCAAGGAGGGTGAACAAGCTGGATATTGGAGTTACGAATGAGAAAACTTTTACCCTTACTATTAGTTGGTATTTTGTATGCAGACAACGAGATCTATATAGATCAGTCTGGTAACAACGCTAACATAGACCTGGAGCAGTTAGGTTCTTCCAACATTATTGGTGGTACAGATGCTGTTGCGGGTACTATGACTCCTCTTGACCTAGATGGTATAAATCTTACTTTAGATATAAACCAAATAGGTAGCTCAAACCAGTTCTTAGGTGATATCTTAGGTGATAACATCACAGGATTCTTTGAGTTTGATGGAGATAGCAATATCTTTGACATACAAGTAGACCCAACCGATACTTATGGTGCTGACTCAGGCGACTACAATGTGGATGTAACAGGTTCAAGTAACGAGTTTACTTTGAACGTTGGTACAAATGCTCTTGCTTCTACTCTTGACCTAGACTGGGTTATCAATGGCGACTCTAACACACTCGACTTTGATATAGACTATGATCTAGGTACATCATATGTAGATATAGATGGCGACTCTAACTCTGTTACCTTTGATGGTAGTGGATATCAAAGTGGCTACTTCTACTTAGATCAGACAGGCAATGGCAGAACATACAACATTACACAATCATCTACGTTGGCTAGCGACTGGCTCAAAATTATTTCTAATGGTAACAATGGTACTGTGTGCATCGTACAAAACGACGGCGGCACCAGCACCGGTTGTTAGTATAGGAGATATATCAGAGCTTACAGGCACTGCTGAGGTTATACGGGATCAGCCCTACGGGGCTGCTCTTGATTTTGACATCCAACAGATGGACGATGTCCGCACGTCTGTTGGCCGGGTAGCTATTACTTTTTTAGATGACTCCATAGTAAAACTTACAGAACACTCAAAGCTTGTTATTACTAAGTATGTGTTCGATCCTGACCCAACAAAAGGTGAGATGGCCATGCGATTTGCGAATGGCACGGCTAGATTTATAAGTAGTAAGCTAGGTAAAATTGATAAAAAGAACATTAGATTATCCACACCTACCGCTGATATTGCTATCAGAGGTACAGATTTTACCTGCACGGTTGATGAACTGGGGCGTTCTCTCATTATTTTATTACCTGACGCTAACGGCATTTCTAGTGGTGAGATACTTGTTACCACTGCTACAGGCACTGTTACTCTTAATAAACCCTACCAAGCTACTACAGTAGAAGTATGGGAAAGTAGTCCAAGTAGACCTGTCATATTAGACCTTACTTTAGACATTATAGACAACATGTTGATTGTCAGTCCTCCAGATGAATCAGAGTTATCCACAGAAGAATCCACAGCTTCTGTAGCAGATAGTGGGGGCATATTAGATATAGACTATTTAGAATTTAATGAGTTAGAAATAGATTACCTAGCTGAAGATGCTTTAGAATTCACAGAATTAGACATTAATTTTTTAGATGTAAATTTCTTTGAAGATCTATTAGCAATTATAGAAGAGATAGATCAACTTGACTCAGACAACTTATCCACAGGCACACTAGTGCAAGGCACGGAGATAGGGCAAGATTTAGAGACACAAATAATTACATTGTTACAAGGAGATGCAATAGCGTTTCAAAGAAAGGTTGTACAGAATGCACAGTTGACCGTAGATGCTTCGCAAGGGTACACTATTATTTTAATACAGGACGGTAAATACCAACAGATTGTAGTAAACGGTGGAGGCAACTCTACTATTACAATCACACAGGGGTCAGGATGAAGAAATGGATTTCGTTACTTAGCATACCAATCTTATGCATACCTTTGCTATTCAACTGGCAAGCCCTTGAAACCTTAAAACTAAAAACATTTGATGCGTTAGTTAAAATTCCAGAACCTAGTGACAATTTTGTTCTTCTAGATATAACAGAAGAAGATGTTTCCATGATGGGCGGCTGGCCTTTTCCACGACAAGATCTCGCACGCATACACTTAGACCTATTCGAGGCAGGTGCGTGGGGAGTGGGTTGGGTCGTCGCCTTTCCTCAAGCAGATAGATTTGGTGGAGATAAAGCTTTTGCTGAGGCACTCGCAGGCACACCTAGTGTTATCGCTATGTTTGAAAACGACAATGGTATATACCCACCAACTACAGGCACAGTTATTTTAGGGGATGGTATTCCCGTGCGTAGTCAGGGCGTAGGAGGGGTGGTACGGAACGTACCTGACTTAGCTACTTCAGCAGCAGAAGGACTGGCAGTTGCACGAACTGATGTAGATAATTTAGTTAGAAGGTTACCTTTATTATTACAAACGCCTGATGGTTGGACGCCTTCTTTTGGTGTGGAAGTAATGAAGATGTTATCTAGCTCCGATACATACATAATTCGTAGCGAACAAGGAGGCATAGTTGAGTTGACTCTACCTAATTATGCAGAGATTCCTGTGGATGAAATAGGCAGGAGATGGGTAACATGGAGCGATACTCCACGAACCACGCTCGATGAAATGGATGTGAGAGATAAGTTTGTGTTTGTGGGTGTAACAGCAAAAGGGGTGATGCCTCAAATAGCTACGCCAGTTGGGTTGAAGTATCCGCATGAAGTACAAGCTGCTTTGGCTGAGAGTTTAACTGTAGATGTACCACAGATACCAGGCGCTGCTTTATTATATGAATTAGTTATATTAGTAGGATCTATACTATTAATAATACTTATAATACGAAAAGGTTCTGTAATAGTATCTATGGTTGGTACTGGGTTTATGTATCCCGTGTTACTTTTAGGATCCTTAATTCTTGCACGGAACAATATACTTATAGATGTTAGTTATAGTATAGTATCAATGACACTTATATCTGTACAAGAGTTCTGGTTAAGGTTTGGTGAACAATACAAACTAAGACAACAGATAAAGAAACAGTTCGAGCATTACCTGGATCCTAGACAGGTTGCACGATTACAAGAAGACCCTAGCTTATTAAAGTTGGGAGGAGAGAAACGCACATGTACGTTCCTGTTTACGGACGTCAGGGGATTTACAAACCTGTCCGAGAAACTACCGCCAGAGCAAGTTACTGAAATAATGAATAGAGTGTTGACTGAACAAGTTACGTGTATCCAAGCACATGGGGGTATGGTTGACAAGTTCATAGGCGACGCATGTATGGCCATCTTTAATTCCCCCCTGACTATAGATGAACATGAGAAACGTGCTGTCGCCTGTGCCCAGGATATCCGTACTGCAATTAACATGCTGCAAAATAAATTACCTGAACCGATAGCTGTAGGCATTGGTGTGAATACGGGTGAAGCTGTGGTAGGCAACATGGGTAGCGATACACGATTTGATTATTCTGCTATAGGGGACGCTGTCAATGTGGCCGCACGATTAGAGTCTGCAACTAAAGAAGCAGGTGTAGATATACTTATAGGAGAACGGACAGCTCTTCAGGTAGATCAAGCCTGGTTGCACGATACTATAAAAGTAAAAGGTAAGGGAGAACCTTTGACAGTGTATACTATATAGATGGCAAGAAACTATAAAAAAGAATATCAGAACTACCAAGGCACACCTTTGCAAAAAAAGAGACGTGCAATGCGTAATAAAATACGCAGACAAATGTTGAGAGAAGGTCGTGTTAGAAAGGGTGATGGTATAGATATACACCACAGAGATGGAAACCCAGCAAATAATTCGCCTGGTAACCTAAAATTACAAGCTCGGTCAAAAAATAGGTCTTTCCCAAGAAAATGACCTCACAGAATGCTCTGTATTGCATTTTGTTGAGGTAACTAAGGGTATTAGTCCAAAACTATGTAAAATTACTTGGTGGGCTTGTACGTGCGTCAGACAGCGTTTCTTCTTTTTCAAGCGTTTTTATCAGTCTTTTTAAGTACCATTCAGCTTTTAAGACATCTTGTAGGCCTTTTTTGCTTTCATAACGCCAGATATACTTTTCTATGTTACCTTTTAAGTAACCTTTGAAAGCCTCAGGTGTCATACTTTCTTCTATTGCATCAATGCATTCTATATTTCCCGTGTTGTAATGGGGTGGTGAGTTTACATAATCAGTCATTCACATATCTCCTTTAGTTTATTTATGTAATCGTCAAAAGTTATACAGTTATCTTTAAATTGTTTTACTGTAATTTCTTTTAATTGAAAATCTCGTGTCAAGTAACAGCTCCTCCTTGTGCCGACAACCACGAAAACATTAACGTTGTGTTCGTGCTGTGTCGTCAACCAGATCCTTTGTTGTGCACTCAAATTTATTTTTACTTTTGACGTGTTTCTTTTAGGTAACTCCTCCTGGTATTTGTATTCCACAAAACAATTACCTTTGTTACCCGAATAGTATGTGTCGGGCACACCGCCATGATAAGGGTCGTTTATCTTCCAACGATATATGGATGTAGGTAAGTGCTTATGCACTTTATTGATGAACTCCTTTTCACGCACATAATGAGTATAACACACGTGCCTGCGACATTAACTGTCGCAAGCACTATGCACGAGACTTAAGCGAATGTCTTTTCGTAAAAAGATTTCGCTGTAAGGTATGCTTCTTCTTGTAGCCAACCAACATTAGAAACAGCAATATTCATAAATTTCTGATTCGCTTTGTTAGTAGTTGCAACAGAAGACAATTTCCATAAGGAAGCAAACCTGTCTCCCCCTAGTCTCATGATCTGTGTATTCCACTCTCTTGAGACTCTTAGCTTTGAAGAGGCACAATCAAATAGGAATGGTATTTCAGATATGTTACCAGTCTTTTCATCCACTTTTAAAAGTGTATGGGTTTGAGTTTGTGTGATTTCATGGTCTTCGACCTTTGCACCGCTATCCTCAAGAAAGGCTATTGCCTCTTGTTTTGTAGGATACGTGCCGACTAAGCCGCCACCTTTTTCACGTTTTACCCAAACAACATACTCTTCTTTGAAGTGTACGTTAACTAGGAAAAGTTCTTTTCCGTAGTTTTCTTTGGTTACAGTGTTAATAAAGTCACCAACTTTGGCTCCCTCTATGTATTCACTGTGTTGTTCATCTACTTCGTTTGATAACTGCTGTAGCTGTTTCAAACGTGGAGTAGACAAATGCTCCGAGGCAATGTTTTCATTACCTAAGTTATTGCCATCTTTTACATGAGCTGGCATTGTGCTCGTTACTATACTTATATCATTAGACATCGAACGTTCTCCTTCTTTCATCTAACATTAATATTACGTTGACCTAAAATTAATTCTAGTCAACTCCGTACTTGTGATACCTGGTACATCCATACCTGATGCCACGAGTTCTCTGTAAGCTGTTGCTGACAAACGTCTGTGCAACAACTCCCATTGTTTTGTTGTTTCTACGTGCTCATAGATTGCGTCCCAATCTGTTGCAGTAGGAACTATTTCTTTTTTACGTGTAATGGTACAAACCTGATTGGATATTTTATCCAAACCTTGTTCTTCCATTTGTAAAAGTATTTGGCTTTCCAACTCTTTTTGTTGAGCCTTTAACGTTTTTTCTGTATCTTGTACTTCTTTTATAGAAGCCCTGACTTTAGATACTTCAGTCAGTAAGTCATTTAGTTTCTTCATGCTACCTCCTTTAAGATATGTAATAAGTTTTCCATACGACCTAACTTAGTATTAAGTTTTTTGTACACCTCAGGTTCCCAAGTATTTCTAGCTTGGATCATTATTGTCTCAGTCTTTTGTGTTTGACCTGCTCTGTATATACGCTGATTAAATTGTTGAAAATGTTCTGCATTGTACGTAGGCGAACACCAGATGACTGTACTCGCACGGGTAAGAGTAAGTCCATGCGAGGCAGATTGTGGTTGACAGAACAAGACTTTAATTTGCCCTGCTTGAAAACGTTCAACAATTTCTTTACGTTTATGGGCTTTGACTTCACCATCAATAACCTCGTACGTAAAACCCTCTTTCTGTGCTAGTTCTACAAGTGCTTCACGTTCGTGTCGCCAGTTGAACGCTACGAGTGAGCACGGCCTTTGGGCTACGAGCGTCATAACAATGTCGTACCTTTCTTGGTGTACAAATTGTGTTACACCATCTTGATCGTACACAGCTCCTGTAACTAGCTGTAACAGCTTCTTAACACGAGCAGCTGCGTTGATAGCATTGATCGTGCCATGTTTAGTGTAGAGCACCGACTCTTCTGCCAACAACTTATATTGTTTTTGAACGTTAGGTGTAAGTGTAGTGTTGACTGTACGTACAATGTTATCTGGAAGATCTATACAATCGGACAGTGCATAGCGTATAGATATATCTGATAATCTATCTGCTACTGTTTCTTCTATGCCTGGTTTATCTATCCATTCGTTTGCAAAACCATTGAATCGTGGTGTACATACCTGATTTCTGAAGGCATAGAACCGATTACCTAAACGCTTCCCATCATCGATAAGAAGAGCGGGGTGCCAAATATCTAGAATAGTATTACTATTAGGAGTACCAGACATGGCAATCCTATTAGTAAAGCATGAGATAATTTTCTTGAGATTTTTACTGCGTTTGGCTTCCCGATTTTTAAAAGCGGTAAACTCATCAATAACGATTGTATCGAACTGCTTACAGTACTGTGGATGTTTTTGTAAAAAGTTGACAGCTTCGAAATTAGTGATGACCATTTCGTTTGTATGATCTTCAAATACTTTTTGACGGTTTTTTGCATAAGCTACTCCATATTTTATATTGGGTTGGAACTTACGTATGTCCTCCCCCCACGCTGCTTCTAATATAGAAAGCGGCGCCAAGACTAAAGTCTTACCCCCAAGTATAGCATGTGCGTCTAGAACTGCACGTGTTTTACCAGTACCAGGATCTGAAGTAATCAAACATTGTTTGGTATCTACTATGAATTTAGTTGTGATTTTTTGGTGCTCGTATGGCACAGGAATATTTCTTTCTTCGTTCATCTTTCTTCTCCAAGTGTTCGGTGTTTATTGGGTGAACACTAATAGTTTATTATACTTAATACATTCCCCATTCGCAATGGGGTTCTGCTCCTTTTCCAAAGGAACACCACCTACAATTATATGTACTAGGGTTAGGTGTAAATTTAGTAGCAGTAGTCATAGCAACTGCTCGCTCATGTAGTTTAGGCATAAATAACATGGCTTCATCTCGCGTATACGCTTGCTCCATAGTGGTTCCATGATCTAAATACCATAGTTCCGTGTTAACAGATTCTAGATCTGGATACCTAAAGAACGTAGCGATAGCATAGATGAGCGCTTGTTGACTATGTGCTATCTCATTGCCTATCTGTTTACCTGTCTTGTAATCTATTACTCGTGCAGACCTCTCATCTTCATGGACAAGAGCGTCAAGCTTTACTCGTGCCCAGGTGTCAGGAGAAAGCCAACCCGTGGGTTCCCAAGAAAGAGTAAAACCCCATTCGCCTTCGGTCTCGACTTTTGCCTCTGTAAATAACTCTTTTAGCTCCGAAAATTTTTCAGCAAATTTTTTCAAAGAATCAGGTAATTCGCTTAGTTCATGTCGCACGTACTTTTCTGCTTCGTCATGTATTCGTGTCCCACGCTCTGCTGCGGGGCCGAAGTCTTCACGGATCTTTTTTACTTTAGATATATAAGTGCGATAAGGACAGGTTTCGAAAGTTTTTAAAGCCGAGTATGACCATGCAGGTACTAAGCCTAATTCTACGTCCTCCGTGACCTCAACCGTTGAGATTAGGTCTGGACGATTGGGTTGTGTTAGATTCTCCATTATCTAATAAACCTATGTCCCTTTCGTCAAAGTGTTGTTTAATTAATTCTTCTCGAACATTATTGTCTATTTTCCAAGTTAATACAACTCCGCGCGGTATATTTGCATCTCGGTCTTTGCTTACACGTTTACGTGCAGTCTTAATATTTAGTCGTGACATGCGTTTAGAAAATTCTCTTTGCGATATAGTATTACGACTATCGGTCATAGCGTCATATACAACTTTGAAGTGTGCTAATGGGACTACTGTTTCTGTACCAAAACTTGCAATCCAATCCTTAACATATCTTTGTGCTGTGCTAATACCACCAGCGTCAAACGTATTTGTAAGGGGTATATCTAATACTTCTGTAAAATATTCTAGGTTGCGTGTACGTATCGCGTTTGCAAACTCTTCTAATATAGACATAGATACTTCTTTCATTTCTTTCTTTGCATCGTTTTCTAACGCTGTATGTGCCATTCGTGCATCTACCTGGAATCGCTGTAGTACACCTGCCACGATATAAAGTTCGTGTTCTAGCTGGTCTAGTGTGTCCAGTAGGTCGGCATGGGCTATTTCTAGTTTTGTTTCTTGTCGTGGGGCTACATTGTATCGTCTGTCCGAATCTTCAATCTTGACTGCGTCTGCTCTGTTAGTAAGAAAGATAAAGTTCGTGAAAGACGGCAGCTCGATTTGATTTGTACGCATGGCTCGAATAGTAAGTGTAGGTTCTGTGATCTGATGTTTTAATTTATCTGCCATACGCCCTACCGAACCAGAGTCTGCCATACGAAACTCATCAACTACAAGAAACATTGCAGTACGCATATATAAATTAAACTGTTCTTCTATATTTTCTAATGAACGCATTGGTGTTTGTTGTTCGCCAAAGAGGGGCTTGAGTATCTTATGCACGAACAAACCTTTACCAGTGCCAGGTACACCTGTAAATATCCATGCAGTCATAGCTTTACGTTTGTTTTGGTATATATAAGCAAGCCAATTTATAAAATGTTCGAACTCAGGTTTACCATCACCGAGTATATGCATAACTAGTTTATAAAAATTCGGTGCAACTTTTTGGATCTCTATGGCTTCACCGTACGAAAGTTCTTTTACGTTCTCCTCTGCTTGTAGCATGTAAGAAGTACGACGATATAAATTTACAAAATATGGTACTTCTTCTAACTGAATACCTTTATCAGAGCTAGGATCAAAAACGACCCTGGCGTCAGGAATAAAATCCATGCTAGGACGCCCATGAGAACGCATGAAATCGTTGATCGAATTTTTGTTAGTTGGTGTGAGAGGGTATTCATCGTCGAATTGTTGTTTTGTTTCATCAAAAACTCCATTGAAATATGTATCTGTATAAAAATCTCTTAAAGCTAAAGGTTTCTTTTTACTTTCATTGTTTACTTTATCTGCAAAGATTTCAAAAATGCTACGGTAAAAATCAGGATCTGCTTTCTCTATCTCCCACACAGGTTCTCCTTTGAAGTTATACATGTAATGGGGGTTAGTTAATAAAAAGTAATAACCACCACTGTCGCCTCCGTTTACATTGCAATTGACGAAGGGCTCGGCAACACGAGAGATTTGTATTGTCATCTTATCTGGGTTTTGTAAGACTTCGTGCGCTTCGCCAGCAACGTTAACCGTGGTTACTTTTCCAACTCTTTTTGGAAGATTGTTTTTCTTCCTAAGGTTGTCTTTAATTTGCAAACCAAGTGCGTGTACCTTTTCAGGGTTCACGCCCACTAAAGACGAGGAGATCTCAAGAACTGGCGAACCACGGTCAACCTTGACAAATCTACCTTTTGGATAAGGGTCATCAATACCAATAAATTTTGGAGGTGCTATATAAATTAATTTACTATTATCTGCAACTGACGGGTCTAATACGCAAGACAAGCTTTGACCGTTAGCCGATAATGTTATTTGTTCTGCAAGAAACTCTGTCTCATAGTTAAGCATGCGTAGATAGTCCTTCAGAGTTTTTGGATGTACGGGCATGTCTAATAAGAAAAAGATATGTAATGAAACCGTATCTTTTTTGATACCCAAAGAAGCACTCGCTTGTGCTATATATGACGTATCGTGGAAAATAGCAGGCAGCTGTAAAACAATACGATCAGCCATAGCCTGAAGGTCATCACCAGGGGTTGCACGAAGTCCATCTATATCAAGCACAAGCAGTTCCGTACGCGCAGATCTGTCTGACATGAACGCACGAGGCTCATTTTTTAGTGGCCGTTTTAAGTTACCTTTATGTAAGCACGTGCCATTGGTGCTGTAGTCGTTTAATACACGAAATAATTTATTGAAACCTGTTTTGTCAATTGATATATTTTCTTCGCTAGAAGTAAAGTCTTTGACTAAAGGGTAAGGTTTTGAACCCTCTTTTGATATTTCTTTGACAAGTGGTTTGCTTGCTTTCAAAAATGTTATTTTCATTTTAAATCTCCTTTTTTGAGTATACCTCTTCTCTATCAATGCGTACAGATTTGTCTGCTTCAAAAGCTAATTTGCAATTTTTTTGTGAAATACTAGTTATAGTAATTGTGCAGATTTCTCCACTCGCTGTGTAAACTTTTACACGATCTCCTACTTTTCTAGTAAGGATTAGGTTTTTATTTGTCATAGCGTGTACTGACTCCTCCTTCTGCGTCGAGTGGTAAATCACTACACCATTCAGGTGGTGTTCGCATGATATCAATGATCTTATCCATTGTAACATCTGCATTAACTTCCGAACCAATTGCAATAATCTCATCATGAACCTGCATGACTACATCGACTTCGGGCAAAGATTGTATATCAAGCATTTGATCTGTAATAACTATTCGTGCAAGTGCTTGAATAACATTTTCTGTAAGCCTTGGGCCGTGTGTTCTTACCATCTCTCTGCTGGTGTTGTATAAAAACTGTCCTGCGTCGTAACGTAAATTAGGATAACTTAAGGCCATACCGTTCGGTAGTTGGAGTGCACGAGACTTGACTGCGAGTGGGCCGTAAGTTGTACCATAACTATTAGGCGACATCATGTTAAACAATAGATCTTTCATACGAGCCCACAACATAGGAATCCTAGGATACATAGCACGATACTGCGTAACGATTTGAGCTGCTGTGCTGTCTGACACGTCAACTGATGGCGAACCAGATTTGAGAGTGGCCTGAAACTTTTGATGTCCCATGCCATACCCTAGCCCCAGGATTGCAGTTTTGCCGACATATCTTTCTAGTGTGTTATCTTTAGTAATCGTGCGACCATATATCTGGGACGCAAATTCACAGTACACATCTCTACCCTGTGCAAAAGCATCAAGAAGATCTGCCTCTTTGGCTAACCACGCGAGCATACGTGCTTCAATATTAGATAAATCAGCAACGTACAAGACCTGACCTGCTGGAGCAGTTAGTGCACGACGTAAGGTAGAACCTCTAGGTAAGTTCTGTAAGTTGATTTTGTCCGTGCCACCGAAACGTCCTGTATGGGCTGCATAGTATCGGAGTGGTACACCAAAGGTGCCATCCGGATTACACGAATCAATAAATCGTTGTGCTCTAGTTTCTTCAATACGTGATTTAACTACCTCCCGAGCGTCCCACAGTGCACGATGTTCTGGGTACATATTACACATCTGAATGTACGCTGGGTCGTTCTTACCGAAGGCAGGTATTTGTTTGCCAGTAGTTGGACTTTTCTTAGTGGGAACTGTAATACCTAGGCTTTCTAGATGTTTAGCGAACTTTTGTTGCGAGGACAATACTTCACGTTCCACGCCCGACTCTTCTATAGCGTCTTGTGCACGTTGTACCATCTCATCTTTATATTGCATGAGCATACTTCTATCCAATAATAGTTTTGGTTCAACAAACAATCGTGTCGTGAGGTCGATTAGATGCAGCTCCTTACACGGATAATTCGTGATATATGATTGAAACAAGTCGTACGTTAAGTCCACGTCCTGAATACAATAACCACCTATTTGCGTGTCAAGTTCTGGATCTAAGTCTCGCACACCTTTAGCATTTACTAGTTCTTCGCCTTTACGTTTTGAAAGATCAGATGGGAATTCACGCACGACACAGTCCTTGAGACGAGCAGACATGTTCGGGTACAAACCCCGAGACATGGCCGCCGTATCATAGTAATACTTAGGTGTATGACCAAAGTATTGTGTAAGAATATAAGCGTCAAACAATGTGTTGTGGCAGACGATTGCAGTATTATCCCAATCAATCTGTTCCAAAACGGAGGGGGTTTCATCTTCTGAATACCACTCAGTTTCATTGTCTTCAACCTTTATTCCCACGCCCCAAACCTTAAAATCTGGATGGTTGATATACTGTACAGTGCTCATCTTGGTGAGCGTCAACTGCACATCATAGTAGGTTTCAAAGTCTAAATAAATTTTTTGCATTATTTTTCGTGCTCCCATTTTTGCATGTACTTATCTGTAATTAGTCCTTTCTTTGCAAAGTCTTTTACTTTATCCCAGGCTTGGTCTAATTCTTTTTGTGCTTTTTTATCAGTAGATATGCCTTCTTCTGCATAAAAAACTATAGTATTTTCAATAATTTTTATTGCATGTTTAAAATCTTTCTCAATCTTTTTGATTGAGGTTTTATCTTCTTTTATTATTTTCCAAGTCATAGTTCCTCCTTAAACTTTTCTAATACAATAAATAATTCACATCGATGTTGTTGTGCTAAGTCTTCATCGTGATAACAATTAATATTAAAGTTATTACTTAAAACTTCTTCAAAGTTATCAAACATTTCTTGATGTCCAACATCAGCAGAATATACTTTTATCCAATGTTCTGGTTCTTTCATAGTTCCTCCTTGAACTTTTTCATTTTTTTACACCAGTCTTCATACTCGTGTTTTTTGGCACGCTCCCAACCGATTTGTTTACTGGTATACATGTTATACGCAGTAGATAATTTCACATATTTCCATTGGATATATGGCAAATCTTCTGGTCGATTGTAAGTGTATGGATGTATGGGATTTCGTTTTACCCAAACATGTGTAGGGGGCATTCAATCACTCCGTTAATTAAATTTGACAAAACTCCTTTCTGTCTTTATGACTATAAATATTACACCATGGTGGTGTGATATACAAATGGAGTAATACTATGGCAACTTTTACAAGTGATATGGTAAGTGGTAACCAATCTTTTAAACCATTCCCAAGCGGAGCGGTTGGTGTAAGAAAGGGCACCATTTCATTAACTGCTGCACCAAATGTCGGTGATGTCTACAAAATAGTAGATGTTTTCGCTGGTGAAACAGTTCATGACGTAAAAATTAAATGTAGTGATTTAGACTCTAATGGTTCTCCTGCACTAGTTTTTGGTGTGGGTGATGGTGATGACACAGACTATTACATTGCTGCGTCAACTGCAGGACAAGATGGTTCTGCTGATGAGCAAGATAACAATGTATGTCCTAAAGTCTACTCAGCAGACGACACGATTGATGTCATCTGTGAGGTAGCACCTGCAACTGACGTTGCTACTGGAACTATTGAAGTTTGGATTTACATATCTTAATTTAAAGCGCATAGCCCAAGCCGGGACACCGTGTCTTGGGCTATACTAATGCCACTCCTTGGCATGTTCATCTATCGTTTAGGTAGTTTCCACACTCTAAAATTGCCATCAGGCAGTTGTTGAACAGAGGATCTTTTCCCATTACGAACGATTGCTGATCGCATTGAGTGCGTCTCTTTAAGATCAGCAACAACAACAGAATCGCCATCATTCATTTCGGACACGATAGTTGCCCATCTTCCTACATTTCTGTTGCAAGGTGCAGGAATACCCCTCTCTATGACATACATAGAGGACTTTTTATTTATATCAGTCATATCATTTTCGCTTCCTCTAATATAAATAAAAGTTAAATGACTCTCTATCTCCCTCTCGTTCGCCGGTAGGTGGCAATGTTTAAACCGGTTATGACGCGTCTCACCTACAGTTGGTGGGCTCTTCCTCAAGAGAGTCAAACTTAAAAGCGGGTTGAACTAATTTAACGACATAAAAGAATAATCACGGAGAGGTCACCTTACTCCGTGGGTGTCTTCAATTAGTCCAACCCTAAACCATAAACTTATGGGACATGTGCCCAATTACTGTTAGTATCAGGTAACAATTTTTTTTCTAGCAAACGTTGTTTTGCTCTGTCAGATAATTTGTTTGTCAATTCAGGATCAAGACTCTTTTCTATTTTATCCCACAAACATTCATAGCCATGCTTCTCACACCAAAGATCTGGTGTTTCTTCTTTGAAGGGACACTCATTTCTAAGTGGGTGTTCATTATATGGCATGACTACTCCGCCGTTAGCAAAAAACTCAGTAGTATCTTCTTCTTTTAAGTAACCTGCAAACTCCATGCCTGGTTCATCATAAAAGAATGAAAGACTAGCAGTCAGTTTATTATCTACCATCCATCTTCTTAGGTAATGAATGGCTACTTCTGGTGGTGCCCATGCAGTAGAAAACTCTACTTCATAGGTTTCTTCTGATTCATCTAGCACTTCATGGTCATACGTATTCCATTTAGTGCCCCAGTTATTTATACGCCAGTCATACCAAGAACTTGTATCATAGTCTCGTTTACATTGTATGTTTGGATCTAAAGCCTTAGGTTGTGGCACAATTTTACTTAAGTCAAAATAATTACTGTTTTGAGGATTTTCTTTATCCTCAGTAATTAATAAGTCTTTTATCTTTTTGCCTTCGTCTTCATCATCAAAATAAAAACGTGCTCTGTTATAACAATGATTTGGCATTCTTACCTCCTTGTATTAATGCAATATTCTGTTTTCTGGTGTTTCTGATTGGAACTCTTCCCATGTGCCATCATATGCACATGAGAAAAGCACACATGCTTTAACCTCTTCTTCATCAACACCAAACTTTTCAACAGCGGCTTGGATGCCATTGTCCATGGCAAAGTAACCAACGTCAAACATAAAACTTTTTAACTTACCCATATTCGCTCCTTGGATATAACTCCTTGAATTTCATAATAGCCTCGTCACTTGTCAGTTGACGTTCGTTATACTTCTTGCGTTCCCAATATACAGCGTCTGTCCAACTCTGCATATTGCACTCGTAAGACTTGTTGTAGTCATACTGCCACTGTTTTTCTTCTAGTAACTCCATACTTACCCCCTATCTACGCCACTCAGGCTGTTTGGTTTGCCACTCTGCACGAACAGTTGGGATAGATACTTTGACAGGCTTTGTAAACAAAGTCTTAGCGTCTTTGTGAAACTCCAACTTCTCATGCGTCATAGTCTTCTTCATGATAAACAAGACCAATGAAGCAGTCAAACCGCCAACCATGGCAGCAGTCATACCTGCGAATGTGCCATAGAAGCACACCATCAGGGTAACTGTGATAAGCACGTCGACAAATACGTCGTGACCAATTGCTTTACGTCCGCCAGCCTTAAGCGCTAGCAAAAGCAGACCTAGTGCGGACAAAATTCCTACCAGTAACATCTCGATTCCTCCATGCTAGATAAGCCATGTAGCCAAATTGAATAAGTTCAATCAATATCCACAAGGCAGTAGTTAATGCACTTACAACGTTTGCACTCATAACATCCTCCATAATAAATAAAATATACACCCGAGGCCGACCCCGACACCGAGCAAGAGCAACGAGTATTGAATACTAGTTGCAAGACCGAACAATAGAAAAAGCACTGCAGTGCCGGTCAACACTGATATGCCAAACTCTTTGGCATACTGCTTACATTTCGACAATTTCTCCATAAGGAACCTCCATATTTTTATTTGTTGATATCCAAAGCACTGGATAATGTGGTTTGTCTCCAAAATCATTTGATTCTAGATCCGTCAGATACACAACTGCCTTTGTAAATGGGTAGTGTTCATTTACATACTCCATCACAGGAGCAAAGGCTGTGCCGCCTCGGCCGTAGTAACTGATTTGTAGTGGCAGATCATCTGGTGTATACGTCGTAGCCTCATTGACTTCGGTATCACACTGCAAGAAGTTGATCTTCTCTGGTGCCAGTTCTCGTAGAATACTAGATGCTTCTGCTGTGAACTGTGCAAGTTCTTTGTCAGAAATAGAACCAGATGTATCAACAGCCACTGTAATTTCTTCAAGGCCTGGACTGTGCAAAGATGGTAGATACATACCACCAGCGATAAAGCGTCTGTTTGGTCGTATCCAACTAAAGTCTGATTTGCTGTCGCCTCTCAAGAATCTTGAAAGAACTGCTTTCCAACAGACTTTTGGTTGCACGACATCTTCGATAAGTTTCTTCAATCCACCAGATACTTTGCCTGCCATCTTGGCACCTTCGGCTGCTTGATTGATTGCAACTTTTAGTTCTGTTTCAATCTGATCTTGCGTGCCCTGTGTGCTGTCTGAATCAGGATGATCTAACACAGCGCCACAACCACCGAAATCTATGGCTATCGCGTCCCATCCCCCGGGAGGTTCGGGTAATAGATCATAGATCTGTTCGGCGGTCATGTCGTTGTATTGATCGTCAACTAGTCCGCCATCAGGAAGTATGAAACCTTCGCTGATTAGAAAGTTGTTAATAGCATAATCACAAGCAACATTCCATTTCTTTGGATGTCTGTTGCCTCGACGAGTGATGTGCAGTAGCACGACATGCATAACCTCGTGAGCAATAAAGCCAATCTGAGCAGAGAATGTTAGTTTGTCATACCACTTTTTGTTGTAGTAAAGACGTTTGCCATCTGTGGCACCCGTCTGGTCTTCCCATTCTGTAGGGATCAGACGCAGACACAAAGTGCCAAAGAATGGATTG